CCGGGCCGGCTTGGCGACGGTGAATTGCCTGCGGCGGACTGGGCTGACCGATCTGCAGAAGCGGGCGTACATCATCGCCGACAACAAGATCGGCCGCGAAGGCGAATGGGATGAGGAAGTCCTGGCCAAGCAGATCGAGCAGCTGAGCGGCGACGGTTTTGACCTCGATTCGCTCGGCATCGGTGCCGAAGCGCTGGCCTCGATCCTTGAACCGGAGAAGCCGAAGAAGCCGCGGGCCAAGCGGGAACCGGGCGAACCGCGCCCGCCGTCCAATCTCAAGCTCGATGCCGAGAAGTTGCTGCACCTGGTCGAGGATCTAGCTGCCGATCTGGCCGATGAGGCGCTGCCGACCAAGGCCGTCACCATTGGCCGGATCGAAGGCCTCACCTATCAGCTGGTAGCGTGCGACAAAGTCGAGGCCAAGAGCCGCAAGCTGGTTGCGCCGACGGCTGAGCAGAAGTGCCTTAGCAAGTAAGCGCCATGTCGGCTCATCTCAACCACGACACTGCCGCCCGCCTGCTCGATCTGACGCCGGGCGAACTGCAGACGTTGGTCAATCAGGGGGTTATCCCCCGGGTAGATAAAAACGCCTACAGCCTCGGCCCGTTGGTGCATGCCTATGTCCGCTTCCTGCGGGATGAGTGCGGCAGGATTGAGAAGAGCCCGACCCAAGCCGAGATCGCCGCCCACCTCGACATCTCCGATCGCCGCCTACGCGACCTGCTGACCGAGTTCGGCCTCGATCACAAGCAAGTGCCGCTGGCCGAAATCCGGGTGCGCTACCTGCGCAAGCTCCGCGAGGAAGCGGCTGGGCGTGGCGCCGGCGGCGATATCGACCTGGCCAAAGAACGGGCGCTGCTCGCCAAAGAACAGCGGATCCGCGTCGAGATGCAGAACGCCGTCACCCGTAAAGAGCTGGCGCCGGTCGTCCTGATTGAAGAAGTCCTGGCCAAGGCCGGCAGTCGGGCCGCCCGGATCCTCGATACCATTCCCGGCCTCGTCCGCCGGCGCTGCCCGGAACTCGATGCCAACACCCTGTCCGCCATCCGCGATCAGGTTGCCCAGGCGCGCAATCTCGCCGCCGCCATCTCGCTCGCCCTGCTCGACGACGACGAAGATAACCCTGCGGGCAAAAACAGTGCAGACGCCTGCACTGACGAGGATGAGGCCGACTAATGGACCTTTCCGAGTTCACTCAATTCTCCCTGCCTGAAGTCGACCTGAAGTTGCAGGCCGGGATGAGCGCCTGGGCGGTCCCGCCCGACATGACGCTCGATGAGTGGGCCTGCGAAAATTTCTATCTCTCCGCCGAATCCTCCTACGTTGAGCAAGCCTGGCGCCCCTGGTGGTTTCAGAAGCCGATCATGGCCTGCGTCTCCAACGACGACATCTATGAAGTCGATTGGCGTAAGCCGGCTCGGGTCGGTTACACCAAAATCATCCTCGCCGCGATGGGCTATTTCGGCCAGCACAAGCGGCGCAATCAGATCGTCTGGCAACCCACTGACGAAGACCGGGACGAATTTGTCAAAACCGAGCTTGAGCCGATGCTGCGCGACGTCGCCATCATGCAGACCGTCTTCCCGGCTTACCTCGCCAAGCACAAAGACAACACCCTGCAGGCCAAGAAGTTCCTCGGCTCGATCCTGCACTGCAAAGGCGGCAAGGCCGCCAAAAACTACCGCCGTCTGTCGGCCGATGTCGCCTACCTGGACGAATACGACGCTTTCGACCCCAATATCGAAAAAGAAGGCGACGCCGGCGGCCTGGCCGCCAAGCGGGTCGAGGGCGCCACCTTCCCCAAAATCGTTTTCGGCAGCACGCCCAAGCTCAAAGGCTTCAGCAACATCGAAAAACGGGAACGCGAAGCCGACCTGGTCATGTTCCCGACCATCCCATGCCCCAGTTGCGGCGAGTTCCACCCGATCACCTTCGGCGGCAAGGATGAGCCGCACGGCTTCAAATGGACGGACAACGACCCGGAAACCGTCCGCCATCTGTGCCCCCACTGCAGCACCCTGATCAGCCAGGCCGACTACCTCGCCATCGCCGAAGCCTATGTCGGCTGCTATGAGTCCGACGATGGCACCACGCTCGACCTGCAGGGCATCTTCCGCAACCCGGAAGGCGACATCATTCCGCCGCCGCGCCACATCGCATTCATCGGCGCCTGGTCGGCCTACAGCCCAAACGTCTCCTGGCCCAGCATCGTCCGCGATTTCCTCGCCGCCATGCGCGAATCCGGCGAAGGCAAAAAGGAAAAGCTGCAGACCTTTACCAATACCACCCTCGGCGAATACTGGGCCGAAGACTACGAAAAGTCGGACGACAACGAGCTGCGCGCCCGTGCCGAGCCTTTCCCCCTTGAGCGCTGCCCAATGGGCACACTGCTGCTGCTCGCCGGCCTCGACACCCAGCCCAACCGGATCGAATGCAGCGTCAAAGGATATGGGCGCGGCTGCGAAACCTGGACCATTGCCCACCGCGTCTTCTTTGGCAACCCGGACGAAGACGAAGTCTGGGCCGATGTCGAAGAATTCCTCTTCGAAACCGAATTCCCGCATGCCGCCGGTACCGCCCTCAAGATTTCCGGCGCCGCCATCGATAGCCGTGGCCACAATACCCACGCCGTCTACAACTGGGTCAGTAAGCACCAGCGCAAAAACGTTTTTGCCATCGCCGGCCGCTCAGGTCGGGAAAAGCACATCAAGGATGGTGCCAGCAAGGTCGATATCGACTGGCGCGGCCGTCTGCGCAAAAAAGGTCTGGTGCTCTGGTGGGTTGGTACCAATCACGCCAAGGATCTACTGCACGGTCGCCTGCAAATCCAGCGCCCCGGCCCGGGCTACATCCATTTCAGCAGCGAGCTGAGCGACGAATGGTTCAAGCAATACGCCGGGGAAGCCCGCACCACCCGCCGCGGTGTGCGCGGCGAAGAATCCGCCTGGACCGCAACACGAAAGCGAGTTGAAGCATGGGACTGCTCCGTCTACTCTGTCTGGCTCGAAACGCATTTCGACCTCGGCAAGAAAAGCCCGAAATACTGGGACGACCTCGAAGCCAAGGTGCAGCCGGCCGTTACCGACCTCTTTGCCCAGATCGTGCCGACCAACACCCCGAAGGCCGACAAGGCACCGAGCGCAGTGCCGACGGCCAGCCCGGGCTCGGGCACTGTCTCACTGGCTGGCTGGAAGCGCGGGCGCTGATGAGCGGCGACATGCTCCGCGAACTGATCAACCGCCTGCTCGAGGCAGCGGAGCGCGAAGGCACGTTCACCGAAGAAGTCGCCCTCAGCGTTGAGCGCCAATTCCGCCGCGAATTCAAGGGCGCCGAAATCTACGTCGGCGAGCGCCCGGCCCGCACCCCGGAAGCCAAGAAAAAAGCCGTCGTCGAGGCCTACCTGCAGGACAAGCCCATTCCGGAAATCATCAAGGAAAACGGCATCAGCCGGGCCGCGCTGTACCGCTATTTGAAAAAGTAGGCATCATATGAATCAGTTCGTGAGTTTTTGGAGATCATCGATATGAGAAAAGCCCCTTGGCCTGACTATCATGGAAAAGACATTTTTGAAGGAGATTGGATTTGGCATCCAGCATCTGGAGAAAGAGGAAAGGTTGTCTTTTTGGATAGATTTAGCGATCCGGGTGATCAGTGGCGCGTCGATTATGGAGATGGCGACTTATCCAGGCTTGGTTTGCAGATCGGAAACAAAGGCAAGGCCGTAGTTCTTGGCGGTGATTCAAATTCAGCGATCTCAAGTCAGGCTGCTCGAAATATGTTTCATGCAATCGAAAATGCATCGCTTATCGCCGAGCTTTCAAAAATTCCTTACCCAATGGATAGCTATGTAGAGTTTTCCATTGCATGGCCACATACGCCCGATCAGATCCAGCAGGTTCATCAGAGTATTTTTTTACTGAGTCAGGCGCTCAAAAAATAGCGTCTCACTTCCCCCTGTAATGAGACAACCCCGGCCGATAACCTCCAAGCATCTTAGGAGGTTTCATGGCCGGAATCACACTCGAGCAAGCCCAGGCAAAACTCGACACTTACCTTGCTGCAATCGACAAGATCATTCTCAAGCAGAAGGTCGAGATTGATGGCGAATCCCTGACCCGCGCCAACCTGGCCGATGTCCAGGCAGCGGTCGAATACTGGGATAAGAAGGTCAAAACCCTCTCCATTGCCGCATCCGGTCGCGGCCGCATGCGTACCGTTTCGCCAGGGGGCTGACCATGGGTCGAAATCAATCCCGTCGTCGCGAAAAAGCGGCCAAAGTCGCCGCCCGCTCGGCCCTGATGCAAAACGCCATGATGGCGCTCGCCGGCAGCGGCTACAACGGGGCCAGCTTCAGCCGTCCCGGCCTGTCCGGCTGGCGCCCGCGTGCCGGCGATGCCGACGCCGACACCATTCGCGACCTGCCGACCTTGCGGTCGCGTTCGCGCGATCTCGAGCGCAACTCGCCGCTGGCCGGCGGTGCCATCAATACCACCGTCACCCATACGGTTGGCACCGGCTTAACCCTGCAGGCTATTCCTGACCGAGACATTCTTGGTCTGAATGACGACGAAGCGGAGGGCTGGTCCGACAATACCGAGCGCGAATTCCGTCTCTGGGCGGAATCCAGGGATTGCGACGTCACCCGGCATCAGAATTTCTACGAATTGACCAGCCTGGCCTTCCGGTCGCCGCTTGTCTCAGGCGATGCCGGCGTCGTGCTGCCCTTCGTCGATCGTGGGCCACAGCAAATCTATAAACTGGCCGTCCAGTTGGTCGAGGCCGACCGTATCTGCAATCCGAACTTCGTCAAAGACACCCCGACCCTGACCGCCGGCGTCGAAATGGACGAATGGGGCGCCGCTACCCATTACTACGTCGCCAGCCACCACCCCGGCGCCCTCACCAACCGGGCGCTCATCAAATGGCAGCGTGTTGCTGCTTACGGTAGTTCGACCGGTCGCCGAAACTTTTTGCACCTGTATGACCGTCGGCGAATTGGGCAAGTTCGTGGCATCCCCATGCTCGCCTCGGTCATCGAGCCGCTCAAGCAACTGCAGCGCTACACCGACGCCGAACTGCAGGCCGCCGTCATCTCCGGCATGTACGCCATCTTCGTCAAAATGGATCCGGAAGCCTTTGATACCATCTTCGACGACAGCGGTAAAAGATCCTACCTCGGCAGCGCCGTTAACTGGGACGGAAGCGTTAACGGTGCCACCCTAGAAGATGGCGGCAAAGCTATCAACCTGCTACCCGGCGAAACGATCGAATCCGCCAACCCAGGCCGCCCCAATGCGCTATTTGACCCCTTCGTCCAGGCCATCATCCGGCAGATCGGCGTCCAGCTCGAAATTCCTTTCGAGGTCCTGATCAAGCATTACACCAGTAGTTATTCCGCCGCCCGTGCCGCGCTGCTCGACGCCTGGCGCTTCTTCCGTGGTCGTCGCGATTGGATTGCAACATCCTTCTGCCAGCCCGTCTATGAAGCCTGGCTTGAAGAAGCCGTCTCGATCGGCCGGATCCGCGCCCCGGGCTTCTTCGCCGATCCGGCCATCCGCAAAGCCTGGGCAACTGCAGCCTGGATTGGCGACGGCCCCGGCAGCATCGATCCCAGCAAGGAAGTCGACGCCGCCGTCAAACGAATCGATGCCGGCATCAGCACGCTGGCCAGCGAAAGCATCCTGCACGACGGTATCGACTGGCGCGTCAAGCATCGCCAGCGCCTGGTCGAGCAGAAGGCGCGGGAAGAGGGCGGCCTGCTGCCACCCGAACAAGCGCCGGCAACGGCCCAGCCGCCGGTCGAGCCGGATCAGGACGATACCACTAACAAAAAACCGCAAACCCTGATTCATCTGCACAACCACCTGCCGCCGGCAACCGCACCGAATGTCAATGTCGCCGCGCCGAATGTCGAGGTTGCGGTCGAGGCCATCATGCCCGACCAAGCCGCCGCAAATATCACCGTCGAGGCTGTCATGCCGCGTGGCGAAGCCCCGGTCGTGCATATCGACGTCGCCCCGACGCCGGTCACCGTCGAAGCCAGCATCCAGTCGGCGCCGGCGCAGATCGTCATGCAACACCCGGTCGCCGCTCGCCAGACCGTCGAGCGCGATCCGGAAACCCAAGAGATCGTCGCGACGGTCACCACCTATCAAAACGAGCCCGCCTGATTGCTGTAACCCTCAACCACTGGAGATTCAAATGAAGAAATTGCATAACCTTTTCGCCGGCCTGGTTATGGCCCTGTCTGTCCTGGCTGCGCCGCTTGCCAATGCGGCGGCAACCATCCATATTCCGGACGCCTTCCTGCCGGCAGCAGTCCAGGGAACAATCAACCTGTCGACCGATACGATCAAGTGTGCCCTGATCGATATCACCAGCTATGCCCGGGCAACGGATGTTTATTTGGCGGATGTCACCCAGATTACCGGCACCGGCTATACAGCAGGCGGCCAGACGGTCACCTCGACCGTCGTTTCAGCCGACACAACGAATCATTGGACGACCATCGTTATCACGCCGGCAACCTGGTCCGGCTCGACGACGTTGTCGGCAACCGGAATTGCCTGCTATAGCGCAACAGCCAGCAATCGGTTGATTGGGATCAGCGATTTCGGCGCAACCGTATCCAGTTCGGGCGGCACCTACACCGTCAGCCCGATTACGCTTAAATTCACCCACTTCTAAGGCGCCCGTGGGCCACCACTACATTGCCCAGTCCGGCCAGACCGTTGCGGGTGGGCTTTTCCTCAAGCCCGCCTGGCTGCGGGCGCGCCCTGTTATGCAGTGGGATGAAATCCCCGGCACGGCGATGTCGGCTTCGCCAGCGCTATTCAACTGGGGCGGCTCGACGCCAGGTATGCAGAAAGGCATCGTCAATGCCTGGGGGGCTCTGACGCTTACCCCTGACCTGTTCGGCTTCAACCAGGGCGGGGCGCACGGCGACTACGGCGGCAACGAAATCATGGGCATTGATTTCAAGCTAGACGTGCTGTCCTGGTTTCGTGCCTGCGATCCGACACCATTGTCGCAAATGGTCCAGTACGTAGATGGTGGAAACCCCAATTATTCGCGCTGGAATGAGGATGGAAAGCCGCAGTCTGCACACGTCTATTGGTCAGCTCAATATCTGGGCGGCCGTATCCTGCGCCCGCACTATTTCTCGAATTTCGGGAAAACTATCCCCGGCCGGCTGTCCTTCGCGCCCAACAATGAGCCGTGGTTGAACGGTTGGAACGTCACGACGCGGATATGGGATACCCCGGGAACGCATCCGACGCTGCCGAACTGGATGGTATCCAATATCAATGAGGGTGGCGGTATTGGCGCCGGCCCTTGCGGCGGCGATGGCACGCACTACTACGCTGTACTAATCAATGCTTTGGCCGGCGCCTACTACCTGCACCGATATGGCATTGGTGATACCGCATTCCAGAAAGTAGGCTCTTCGCTGGCGACTCCTGTCGTTGCAAGCGGAACTTACCCGGGCACGATCACCGATCTATTCCGCCGCAAGCTGGTCCAGATTGGCGAGAAAACCGATAAGTGGGTGCGCGGATTTAATCTCGACACGGGCGAATTCACCTACAAGACGCGATCCGGCGTCGATTTCGGAACGGGTTGGGATAGCTCCTATTCGGGGGTGACCCATGACACCAAGCGGGACAAGTACTACCTGTATAGCGGCCAGGCGGCGACCGATAAAAACTTGTACGTGATCGACCCCGATTCTGCCGAGGTCAGCATCATGACCGGCATCGGCACGCCCTCGATCACGACGATCGCTGAAGGAATCAACGATCGGATGAAATATATCGAAGCTTACGACTGCTTGATCATCCAGCCGTCGTTTTTCGAAAACCTACTCTGCCTGAGGCTCTCCTAAATGTCCTTCGTAATCGCGCACGATGGCGACAAACTTGTTGGCCAATTTGCCACACCGCTATGGACAACGGCTACTAAATTCACCATTGCGGCCTGGGTCAAGATCACCGGAGCGGGATGGGGCGAAATTTTCGGTGTATTCGATTACGGCAATGCGGCCTACAACAACGCTACACTTCGAACTGCAGCGGGAACTACTTACGACCACAACCTGGTGCTCAAAGGCGCCGATAAGCGCATGGACGGGAGCGGGGCGGTTAGTGGCGGCTGGGAACTGGTCGTACTGACCTACGAATCCGGCGTTGCCAAGAAGACCTACAAAAATTCGACCGTCCAGCGTACTGACCTCACCAATGTTGCCGAAGTATGGGAATGGGGCGTTGGTGCTGATGGAATCGTAATTGGCGGCAATGTTGGCCGGATGAAGGTCGCCTACACTTACGCATGGCACGAAGTTGTGCTGTCTGCCGCAGAAATCGCCTCGATGGTGAATGGCGGAGCGGGTGGCGCCGGTAAAAATCCGGCAACGATCCAGCCGGTGGCAATCAAGTTCTCCCGGGACCTGCTTGAAGATGCCAGCGGTGGGGTGGGCACCTTGACCCTCAACGCAGTCGGCTCGCCTACCTTCGACCCTGCCGACAACCCCAACGTTGAGTCCGCTGGCGGCGGCGGAACCAACGCCACCGCGCCCGGCGGCGAAGGGGTTGGAACCGGTAGCGGTAGCGGCGGCGATGCCACCGGCGGCAGCGGAACCAACGCCACAGCACCAGGCGGAACTGGAACGGGTACCGGTTCGGGTTCGGGTGGCGATGCCACCGGCAATACGGCTGGTTCGGCCAGTTTTACGACCGATAAGATTGGCAATAACACCAACCTGCAGCTGCAGGTCGGCACGCTCATTTACTGGGAGTGGCGAGTTGGCAACATCGGCGCCGCGCCGACCTCGGTCACCTACGGTCCGCTGGGCGGCATTGCGCTGGGCGCTGGTGGCACCCTTACCCTTACCGGCCTGCCAGCCGGAGCCGGCGAAATGATTGCCCGCGATGACTATGGCGGGCGCTGGATCCAGCCCGGGGTCGCTGCCTGATGCTCCGTCAGCTCAACCAGTCGTCGGGCGGCCAGCGCATCCTCGGTACGCCCTATATCGGGATACTGGCCGAAGACATCATTGCCCAGACAGCAACCGGCGACCATGGCCCCGGCCTGCTGTACCCCAAGGCATCACTGGTCGAAAACGCCGGCAAGCGCCTGCGGATACGTATCACCATCCTGCCCTCTGCCGGCACCCTGTTTGTTTGGGAAAACGGCAAGTTCACCCTGACCGGCGCGCCCGATGGCGCCTATGTCATCGGCTATGAATGGGATGTCGAAGGCGTCATGGCCGGCAGCGACATGTCGACCATTACCGTCGGCACCGTCAATGCCGCGGCACCCGGCGGCGAAGGCATCGGCACGGGCAGCGGCACAGGCGGCGACGCCAGCGGCCAGATCAGCGCAACCGCGCCGGGTGGCGAAGGCGTCGGCAGCGGTTCCGGTTCGGGTGGCGATGCAACCGGCAACGCCGCTGGCGACGCCACAGCCCCAGGCGGCGAAGGCAGCGGCACAGGTAGCGGATCAGGCGGCGACGCCACCGGCCAGATCAATGCCAGCGCACCGGGCGGCGAGGGCGTCGGTACTGGCTCCGGCTCGGGCGGCAATGCAGCCGGCGGCGGCACCGGCACCGGCGGCCCGCTTTCCGACGCCGATATCGACCGCATCGTCGCCGCACTGGTTCCGGCGCTGCTGACCGCCCTGCAGGCCACCACCATCCCCGTCGACGTCCGGAAAAATAACGGCGTCCTGATCACCGGCACCGGCGTCGAGCCAATCTACGCCAACGACGGTACCCTGCTCGATCCGGGCGACCCCTGGCGGCCGGCATGAGTACCTGGCGGCGTAGCTGGGCCGGCTGCTGGGCCGGCACCTGGGGCCGCACCGCACCCCGCCGGCAAACCCAGTGGGAAGAACCGCCGATCCAGCCCGGCGCCTTCGCGCCGCTCTCCCGCTCATCCTCGCCGATCACAAAACCATTCCCACGCCGAACCCGCAAGCGCCGCGAACTCGACCTGCTGATCCTGTAGATCTTCCCCGCATTTTCGTCTCACTTCCCCCTGTAATGAGACAAGCCGGGTCAATAACCTGACAACAGTTCAATTCTGGGCAAGCGCCATGAAACTGCTTGATGTTGTCACCGGCCCCTGGGCCATCCAGCCGGAAAAGCTGATCGAGATCCAGGCGATCTATGCAACGCATTTGCGCGGCGAAAAGATCGATATCGAAGCCGTTGAAAAGCGTCTCGGCCGTCCGCTCAACAATGAGCCGAAGGGCTACCAGATTCAGGATGGCGTCGCCATCATCCCGGTGCAAGGCGTGCTCGGCAAAAAGGCCAACCTCTTCACGCAAGTCTCCGGCATGGCCAGCACCGAGATGATCGGCAATGATTTCAAGGCCGCGCTCAACGATCCGCAAGTCACCGGCATCGTGCTGGCGATCGACTCCCCGGGCGGAACCGTGGATGGTACGCAAACCCTCGCCAACCTGGTCGCCTCGGCCCGTGGCGTTAAGCCGGTGGTTACGCTGACCAGCGGCGCCATGTGCAGCGCCGCCTACTGGATCGGCGCATCGGCCGCCGAAGCCTTCATCTCGTCAGGCACCGACCAGGTCGGCTCCATCGGTGTAGTTGCCGGCCATAAGGACATCTCCGCCGCCGAAGCCATGCAAGGCGTCAAGACCACCGAGATCACCGCCGGCCAGTACAAACGCGTGGCATCCCAATACGCGCCGCTCAGCGAAGCCGGCCGCGCCAACATCCAGGACACGGTCGATTACCTCTATTCCATCTTCGTCGCCGACGTTGCCAAGGCGCGCGGCGTCAGCGAAGAGCAAGTATTGCAAGACATGGCCGACGGCCGCGTCTTCATCGGGCAACAGGCGATCGACGCCGGCCTCGTGGACGGTGTTTCCACGCTGGACGGCGCCATCGCCCGTGTCCGCCAACTCGCTGCCGGTGCTGTAGCGAACAACACAACCTTGAAAGCAGAAGGAGAAAACATGGATCGCGAATCCATCCTGGCGGCTCACCCCGAGCTCGCCGAAGCCTTCCGCGCCGAAGGTGCAGACGCCGAACGCGCGCGCATCCTGGGTGTGGAAGCCGCAGCCATGCCGGGTCATGAGACGCTGATTGCCAGCCTCAAGGCCGACGGCAAAACCACCCCGGGCGAAGCCGCATTGCAGGTACTGGCCGCCGAAAAGGAAACCCTGGCCAAGATGAAGACCACCTTGACCGCTGAAGCGCCCAAGCCGGTCAATCATGCTGCTTCGCCTGAAGAGCCGGCTGCTGACACGCAGGCCCAATCCCCGCGCGCTGCCCTGCATGCCAAAGCCAAGGCCTACCAGGCCGCCAACCCCGGAACCGATCTGATGACGGCCCTGCGTGCCGTCCAGGCCAACTAAGGAGCCGCCCACATGTCCGCTCAATCCATTGCTCTGCTCGCCCTGACCTTCAAGGCCACCGGCGCGCTCACCACCAACCGCTTTGTCACCCCGGCCATTGCCCAGGCTGCAGCCGGCGCCAACACGCTCGGCGTCGTGCGTCAAACCGCCGCCATCGGCGATGCCGTCACCGTCGACATTCTGGGCACCGCTCAAGTCGAGGCCGGCGCCGCCGTTGCAGCCGGCGCCACCATTGGCGTCGATGCCTCCGGTCGCGGTATCACCTGGGCCTCCGGTGCCAAGGTCGCTGTCGCCCTCGAAGCCGCTTCCGCAGCCGGGCAGGTCATCGAGTGCCTGCTCATCCCGAACGCGGCTTAACGCCACTGCTCAACGCTTAGCACAAGGAAAACATCATGGGCCAACAAACCCTCTCCCAAGCCCGCGTCGTCGATCCGATTCTGACCGATCTCGCCCAAGGCTATCGCAATGCCGACATGGTCGGTCTTTTCCTCTTCCCTTACGTCGCAGTCATGCTGCGGGCTGGCAAGGTCATCGCCTTTGGCAAAGAGGATTTCGCGCTTTACAACACGCTGCGCGCCCCGGGCGCCAACACTCGTCGCGTCCAGTTCGGCTATTTGTCCAATCCGTATGCGCTGGAACAGCATGCGCTGGAAGCCGTGGTCCCCTGGGAACTGCAGCAAGAGGCCTCGATCGCCGCTTCGGTCAATCTGGCCAATACCGCCGTCCGCAAAGTGCAAAACACCATTGCGCTGCGCCTTGAAAAGGCCCAGGCCGATCTGGCAACCAACGCCAGCAACTATGCTGCCAGCAACAAGACCACGCTGTCTGGTACCAGCCAGTGGTCGGACTATTCCGGCACCTCCAATCCGTCCCGCGATATCGAAACCGGCAAGGAAGCCATCCGTGCCCAGATTGGCCGTCGCGGCAACACTGTGCTGCTCTCTGCCCAGGCATTCAAGGCTTGCAAGCAACATCCGGCCATTATCGACCGCATCAAGTACACCGGTCGCGATGTTGTCACCACCGACCTGCTGGCTTCGTTGTGGGATGTCGATCAAGTGGTCGTCGGCGATGCCGTCTATACCGATGCGACCGGCGCCATCATCGATGTCTGGGGCAAGGCCGTGGTTGTCGCCTACACCGTCAAGGGTAGCGTTTCCGACCAGGGCGAGCCGACCTATGGCTACACCTACCGCCTGGACGGTGCGCCGTTTGTCGAAGAAGGCTACCAGGACAAGAACGCCAAGTCGGATATCTACCCGGTTACCGATGAAGTGGCGCCGCAGCTTACTGCGCCGCTCTCCGGCTACCTGATCTCCAACGCCGTCGCTTAACCAACCCATACTACCCCGCCCGTAGCACGCATGCCCGCCCTCATCTGAGGGCGGGTGCTGGGCAAACAGGAGAAACCCATGGCCACCAAAACCTATTACGTTGTCAGCCCCTTGCAACACGATGGCAAGGACTTCCCCATCGGCAGCAAGATCACGCTGGAAGAGACCGCCGCCAAGCCGCTGCTGGGTCATACCGTCAGCACGCAAAAGCCGTCGGCTGATGCGGCTACCGAAGAAAACGAGGGCTAAGCCAGCATGTGGGATGCGGCCGACCTTGCCGACCTGATCGACCCCGATCTGCCGGGCTTCGCGCTCGGCACGGTCGTCGGTCAGGACCCGATCCCCGGCCTGTTCCGCAATGCCGCCGCCGAAGCCTTTGGCGTGGGCGGCACCGACCCGATTTTTCTCTGTGTCCAAACGTCTGCACCGAATCGCGGCCAACAGATCGAGATCCTCGGCACCACCTACAAAGTGACCCGCCGTGATCCGACTGGCAGCGGCCTGGTGCGCCTGCAGTTGGAGCAGCAATGACCCAACACGTCGCCGACCGCCTGCTCGCCGCCATCGTCGCCCAACTCCAGGCCGCCGGCCTCGTCGTCGCCATCGATGCCGAACCGGCCAGCCTGCCGGGCGTCATCCTCGAAAACATCGAGGACAAGCGGACGGATGTGATTGGCCGATTCCCCAGCCAGGAACTCCGCCAAATCAGCCTCGACGTTTTTTGCTGTGACAAGGCCAATTCAACTCAGATCCTTGGTCGAGTCGGCGAGCTGCACTTTGCCGTTCACAACGCCCTGCTGGGGAGTCAATCCGCAAAAACGCTGGGCGGCGTGCTTGTTAATGGACTTGACAGCGAATCGTCTGTTTTCCGCACCGACACCGAACGCCTCGAACAGCCGATTGCCGGTTGGTCGATGCAACTGACTTGCTTTTACAGCCTGCGCTCTGACCGGCCGGGGCTTTTCGAGAAGGAATTACCATGAACAAGACCACCGCATTTTCCACTACTGGCACGGTGCGTATCGCACTTTACGATCCGGCCATCCCGTTCCATGAGCGCGGCTTTTTCGACACCGGTAATACCGATCAGCTCGACTACACGGTCAGCGAAACGGTTGTCGACCTGCCCGACGCGCGCGACCCGGCCGGTGGGATTGATGCATCCATGCGCCGCGTCAATTCCGCCTCCGGCTCGATCAAACTGCGCCACATCAGCGAAGAAGCCCTCGTCCTGGCGCTTTGGGGCAAATCAACTGCCGTCGCTGCAACGGCGCTCACTGGCGAAGCCCATAAGCTGCGCCTGAATCGCTTCGTGCCGTCCAATCATCTGATGGATATGACCAAGTCCATTGTAGTGAAAAAAGGGGCAACGACGCTGGTCGCGCCCGGCGATTACACCGTCGAAGAAAACGGCGGCGGCATTATTTTTGCTGAAGCTCCGAGCACGAGCAGCTTGGTCGAAGGCGATGCGATCACCTACGACTACACGCCGCTCCTGCAGTACGACATTGACGCCCTTGTCCAGTCGTCTCCCTTGGCCTCGATCATGGCCACCGGGGAAAACGCCGTTAACGGAAAACCCTGCAGCGACAAGCTGTGGAAAGTCCGGATCGGCGCAATCAAGACTTTCAGCCGGATCAATAATGGTCAATTTGGTGAAATTCAAATCGACTACACCGTCGAACGCGATGCAACGATCACCGGTACGGACAAGAGCAAGTACTACGTCCACACCGAGGCCAAGTAAGCCATGGCGGCATCCGATTTCGTCCAGCTCGGCGATCTGCGCGTCACCATCCGCGAACTTTCCGTCAAGGAGGTTCGCGAATGGGCCGTCAAGGCCGAGGCCGGCGCGGTCGTTGATCCGATCCGCCGCATGGTCTTTGACGATTGCAGCCTGGACGACCTCGCCATGATGAGCGATGCCTCCGCCGAGCAAATGGAGCCTTATGGACCGTCATTGCTCAACGAAATCAGGCTCAAGGCAAAAGCAATCAATCCGCATTTTTTCAGGGTCAGGGAGGCGCTGATCGGCGTCTCCCGGATTCTGAATGCGGAAGCCGAGTCGCTCGCATCGATGCCGTCATCGCCAGCCTGAGCGCGCGCGGTCAGGTCAATGTGCTGAGTTGGCCGTGGGGTCTATTTTTGGCAACAGTTGAGGCGGTAAATCAGCGTGGCAAATAACAAAGTCGAAGTAACGATCACCGGTGATGCATCGGGTTTGACCAAAGCGGTCACCGTTGCGCAAGGGTCAATGACAAAACTTCAGTCTCAAATGACCCAGATTGAAGCTCTGTCGGCAAAAACGCTCAGCTTTTCCGGGATTGCCGGAATCGGACTGTCCGCCACTGCCGCCGCTGCCGCCCTGACAGCGGCGGTCAAGTCCGCCGCCGACTATGGTGATCAACTCGACAATCTGCGCCAGCGCACCGGCGAAACCGTAGAAAACCTCTCCAAGCTGCAGTACGCGGCAAAGATGAGCGACACTACCAATGAAGCGCTGGCCAAAGGCCTGACCTACCTTTCGGGCCAGATCGTTTCTGCCGCTAATGGCGCAAAGGAAAGCAGCGCTGTTTTTGAAAAGTACGGGATTTCTGTGCGCAACGTTGATGGAACGGTGCGCAGCGTCAGCGAAGTGCTGCTCGACTTCGCCGATGTCTTTGCCAACTTGCCAGATGGTCCGCAGAAAACCGCGCTGGCCATCGATCTATTCGGCAAAAAGTTGGGTGCCGAGCTGATCCCCTTGCTCAACACCGGCAAGGATGGCCTCAAAGCGCTGGGCGATGAAGCCGAAAGTCTCGGTCTGGTGCTCAATAACCAGCAAGCCAAGGCCGCTGCTGATTTTAACGACAACCTGGATCGCCTGGCCAGCCTGGCCAAAAGCGCTGCCGTCGCAGTCGGTAATGCGCTGATCCCGACCATCAACGAATTCCTTGGGCAAATGGAAGATGCCCGACGCGCCAAGATGTCGATATGGGAAATGCTGGGACTGGGCCTGGATGTACCCGGAAAGTCGCCAATCGACCAACTGAAAGAAGCCGAAGCCCAGCTCGAAAAGCTTAAGGCCAAGCGCAATGAACTGACCAAATCCATGGCGCCTGAAGATGCCCTGGGCGTCAAGACCGTTTTCGATAGCGATATTGAAGCAACCGAAAAACGGGTGGCGTATTTCAAGGCCCAGAGCAAGCGGATTCTGGGCGACGACGAAGACACTGCGGCCAAGCGCCAGCAGATTGGTCTGAGCCTGGCCCGCGAGCTCGCCAACCTGGAGCAGCTTCGCGCAATCGCAGCAGGAAAAGCATCTGCCGACATCCTCAAGGATGATAAAGCCCGCACCGCCGACCAGATAAAGGAAGCCGAGAAGCTACGGGATGCCCTGCGCAGTGCATGGGAAACCAGCCGCAACGAAGCGAAAGCTGCCGCTGATGAAGCGACCAAGCTGCTGGAAAAAGCAGCCGGCGTCAAAACGTCTGCACTCGACAAAGCAACCCAGATGCGAGAAGCCGGCCTTACGCCGGAACAGCAGCAAGCTGCCAATCTGGGCCGGGCCCAGGATGCGCAAAGCCAGGGTGCCTACTACGCGGCTGCGGCCGCCGCCGCCAAGCTCGACGGCCGGGCCGCTGATTTCGAGAAATACCGCAAGCAAGCTGAATCATTTCTGGAGCGGGCGCAGAAGTTTGCCGAATCCAGCGGCGATGCCAACCTGGTCGAGCAGATCGGCGGTCAGCAGGCCGCCTTGATTGAACAACAGGCCAAGGCCAAACAGGCCGAAGCGGCAGCGCTGGAAGAGCGCGCCAAGTCACAGGTAGCGACCCTGAACGATTTGGAAACCAAACTGGCAGAACTGCAGGCCAAGGCAGCAGCCATCGAAATAAAGGTCAAGATCGATGATGCCTTGGGCACGATTGCCAACCTGCAGAAACAGCTCGACGCGCTCAAAGACAAAACGATCACCGTCACGGTCAATCAAGTCGGGTCGCCCGAAGCCATTGCCGCCGGCAAGGCCGGTGCGGCTGCCGAGGCAACCAACCCGACAGGATTTGCCGGCGGCGGCTGGACAGGGCCGGGCGGCAAGTTCGAGCCGGCTGGATTAGTTCACCGCAGGGAATTTGTCGTCAATTCCGAGCGCACTGCCGAACCGGGCGCCCTCGATTTCCTCTGGCGTTTTCACCACCTCGGCATGGCCGCGCTGAAAGGCTATGCTGGTGGCGGCCTGGTGGATGGCCTGAGCATTCCTTCGGTATCCATTTCATCAGGTTCCGCTGCTGAGCCAGCCCTCTACGGCAATTTCTATCTCGATGGCCAGCGTCATCGAGTCCAGGCCTCGCGGGAAACCTTCGATAGCCTGGCCGAACAACTGGCACGCGAAGCCATGAAGAAAGGGCGTAGAGGATGAGCTTCGAAATCGGTTCCCTGGTTGTTTATCCGGTTGCCGGGTTTGACCTGCAACAAGACTATGCCGCGATCCAGCGCGAAGCGATCCTGCGCTCGATTACGGCGCGCGGCATCAAGCAGATGGCTGAAGGCCATGAAAAGCTGCGGGTGACAACCAGTGGCAGCGGCTGGATGCCGGCCGGGCTGAATTCAATCGATCGCAGCCAGCAATGGGTCGTCAAGTGCATCAAGCCGCGTTCCGTTCCGGCTAATTTTTCGACCCGCCAGGCGACCCTGCCGAGCAGCCGGCGCAACGATGCCGGCTTCACGCCGTGGGGCTACGCTGTCCAGCCTGATGGAATGGCCGTTAAAGTCGGCGTCACGCTGGTTGGCAATCTGGCAACCGTTGAGGCCGTTGCCGGTGCGGTCGCCTACGCGGTGGGCTATTTTCCGCAGGTCACCGCCTATGTCTCGCCACCGGCTGAGTCGGGCGACATGGGAACGGCGACCTATCGCTGGGAAATCGTGGCGGAAGAAGTCTGATGTCGGCCGATTCGCACTTCGCCGACAACGTCTTCCTCGCTCAATTCCAGGGCGCGCTTTACGATACGTCGTTCACGGCCGATACCGGCCAGGCCATTACCATCGGTGGCAATGGCTACCTGGATGATGCAGTCAAAGCCTACGGCACCACGTCGGGCTACTCGAACAGTGCCTATTTCCGCTCGGCGCTGGCGGCCAACCTCGGCAACCTGACGCCTGATCAGGTCTGGACCATTGACCTGCTGTTCTATGAGGAAGCGGGCAATAATGGCCACAACCTGCTGACCATCGGCCGGGCCGACGGCACCAAGCCCCTGATGCTCTACGTCGCCCACAGCAGCGGCGTTGCCAAGGTCAATTTCTGTCCGCAGGGAACTGACAGCGGTAGCGGCGTCGATCAGTATAAAATCCAGAACGCCTACACCTACCAGCCCAACGGCTGGCGGCATCTTGAGCTCGGTTGCGACGGCAACGGCAATTACTACGTGTTTTACGAAGGCCAGTTGCTCGACGTGCCGGTGCAGGACTACATCTACCACCGCAATGTCACGTATGGCGTCATGATCGGCGCGGTCGTCAATGGTTCTTCGGTCATTGCCAACACCTATACGCACTTCCAATATGTCCGCGTCACCCCAGGTGTGTTGCGTCACACCGCTAGTTTTACCCCGGACAAAACGGCCATTACCGCGCCGGTTGCGGTCACTGGAATCAGCCAACTGGGTCTCGAAATCCATGCCCGCAACATGGGTGTCAGCCGCCTGGGTTTAGCCGTTGCAGTTCGCGCTTCTGTCGTCTTCGGCCAGTCTCGCCTTGGTCTGGCAATCAGGTCGATTACGTCGGGTGTGGCCAATGGTTCGGCCCCAATTACCGACCCTGGCACGCAAGCCGGCATCTGGGGCGTGCGGATCTTGCTCGATGGTGCAGACATCTCGGCGGATACGATCGGCGAAGTCACCGTCGAGGCCGAAGAAGGGGCCGCCCGCCTGGCAGACTTCACCTGGTTGCCGGCGACCGGTAGCACGTTGAGCGTTGCCGGGCTGATCGGCATGCCGGTAGTGGTGACCCTGATCGATCTTTCTAGCGGTTCGCCGGCCAGCGCCATGGTGCTCTTTACCGGCACCGTAGAGCGGCCGCAGCTTAACCTTGAAACCCGCACTATTCGCCTGACCTGTACCGATCAGCGGCAGACGGTGATCGGCTCGATCAGCAAGGATCGGCTGGCTGAGTTGATCGGTGGCTATTGGTCTTCCGTGGTGTTCAAAAAGGGGACCACGAGCTGGGGCTATGCGCTGGACCGCCTGAGCACCGTGCCGGCCTGCCTCGACCTCTCTGCAGAAGGATTTATCCGGCTTACGTCGTGGGCGGCCAAGGCTGTTGCCGATATCGAATATGACGGCGATAGCATCCTGGCCCGCCCGGTGATCAGCATCGCCGAAGCCAGCTCGATGACCAACCAGGTCGATATTGCTTTCGGCTATCGCTATCCGCGCGTCAAGGCAGAGGGGTATCGCGTCGAGTACGACCTGCTGGCCGTCGGCGGCATGCCTTTCGGCTATTGGGTCAATGCCGGGCATAACTTCCTGGTGCGGGCCTCGGTCGAGGCGGCGATCAAGGACGCCGGCGGAACCCTCGAAGATATCACCTACATCGCCTTGCCAACCGGTGCCCAGCCGCTACCGAATGGCGGTTTCTGGTTGCCCAACCCGAATACCGACCCGCTTCTCTGCCTGGGATTTACGGCCATCGTCAGCTTCGACTATGCCCAGACGATCGACGAAAACTACTCGATCACCGTGCTGGCTGAGCAAAGCATCGCCACCATCGGCAAGATCAACAGCACGATGTCCGGCGCGCTGGAAGGGGTCTATCAGGATACGACCGCTGTTGAAATCAATATCACCCTGAAAAAGTCGGACATCCTGAGCAATCCGCCCACCGACCAGGCCGCCGTCGTGCCGGACTGGACCAACGCCAAGGCCGTCACCCTGAGCGAAGAAACCGACCGCGCCGCAGCCCAGAACGCCATGGAAACGCTGATCGCCATCGCCAAGACCGATATCTGGCGGGCGCATCGTGGGCACGGCATCAGCTTCGAAGTGCCGCTCAATCCGGCCATCGATACCGACAAGACTATCGCCATCGATGAGGGGCGCGTTGCCGCCAAGGGCAAGGTCAAGAAAGTGCGCCATGTCATGAGCCCGGATGCCGGTACGGCCATCAGCGAAGTCGACCTGGCGATCTGCTCAGTCATTGCATCCGGTACAAATCATGCCGACGACAACATCGTCGCCGAGGATGGCGTTGCCGACGGCACGACCGAGCCGCTCGGCGCCCCGACCGTTGTCTGGAATGGCCTATACGGTCAGGACCAGGTGATCACGATCACCTTCCCCGGCGTCGAGGCCTACGAGCGGAACAAGGCCAACGTGGCCATATCGCAAACCGTCGCGGCCGGCATGGTCGAGGACGAACTTACCGTGAGCTACTGACATGACGACCTCCCTGAAGTTTTACGCCAATTCGAACCTGACCGGCGAATTGACCTCGCTGTCTTACACCCGTGCTGCCGACGGGTCGCTGGGGGCTGACGACCGCCTGGTTTATCTCGGCTCGACGGCCAGCGGCAAGACCTTCACGCCGGTTGTCGGCACCAATATCGCCCTGTCGGTGATCGATGCGGCAACGGGCAGCGGCGTGCCGGCTTCGGCCGTCAAGCTGGCGACGACGCAGGGGGGTCTGGCCGGCGCAACAGCCGGCGCGCCGCTCAGTCTCGGCGCTTCGATTGCCTCGGGCTCCGGTGGCGCCAAAGCGATCTGGATCCGCGTCGAGACGGCAGCGCTGGCCATCGGTGACTACACCGATCTGTCGCTCGAAACCAACAACCTGCAGGAAGCCTGATGGCCGCCGCAAAAGACCTGACCGAAGCGCTGGATCGGCTGACCCGCGAAGCGAACGGCCAGACATCGCGGGAAGATACCGCCCTGCCTGCCGCCAAGCCGGTCGCCGCCATCCCGCCCCGGGTCGGCAAAGCGGGGCCGGAAGCCGGCAGCGGGTCGGGCGGTAGCGGCATCGCCTCGCCATTGACCGAAGGCAACTATGCCCAGCGCAGCTGGTATGCCTATCGCACGCTGTATTCGACTGACGGCCTGTTTCCCCTGCGCGTTCGCTTGCCGAGCAGCATCCTGTTCACCGATGCCAACGCCAAGCCCGTTGAAATCAAGCCTGCCCAGCCGCCAACATGAGCATCAGCGAAATCGATGATCCCTATGCACCCTGGGGCGAACTGATCACCTTCGGCAACCCTTGGCATGGCTGGCAGGCTGCAGACGGCCTGAAGCGCCTGGATGGTGCCGCCATGACCTTGCCCGAAGGCGTCAGCCATTACCGGGCCGAAGATGGCGGCGCCCGCCTGATCGATCTCGGCATGCCGGCGCCTGCAGCAACCAGCGACCCGGAAAAAGCGCAGGGCATGACCTGGTGGAACAAGGCCATTCTGGCCGGTAGCGGCCTCAGCGTGGCTACGCCAACCCGACTCTATAACCCGGTACGAGGCAGCAGCGCGAGCGCCATGTTTTTCCGGAATACCGTCTGGCCGGTGCGGACTAGCGACGGAACCACCTATGTGCTGTGGTATTCGCCGGATAAGAAAATCCGCGTAGCCAAGCTGGAACAGCCGACTATTGGCGTGCCGGATAACGAAACCGGTGGCGCCGTTGCGCTCGATCTTGGCGCCGCGGTGATCGACAGCATCGTCGTCAATTTGTCAAACGTCGCGACATTTAAATGGATCAACTTTGCACCAAATGGCCGCAAAGCCGCGTTGCATGTCGGCTACCTCGGCACCGGGCAGGCGATGGTTGTGCACCAGATCATCGAGCTGGACATTGCCAGCGGCAGCGCCAGCCAGGCGCCCGTCGTCGCAGTGACGCTTTCGCGTACCGGATCGGCACTGACGACGGGAACATCCACCTTTACGGTGGTCGAGATCCGCGAAAAGACCATGAACATGACGTCGGGCGGGACGCAGATCCTGGACAACAGCTCGGACCTGTCCGTCCAGCGTATTCGCTACTACGGCACCTTTGTGCCGGGAGGCGTCTCGATGGAGTCATCGGCCAAGTGGTGCTACGACGGCACCGACGCCAGCAGTTCCGCAACCGTTCTACTGGTGACCTATGACGCCTCGAGCAACCGTGTCGAGCTCGGCACGCTGCAGGAAGGGTCGCAAGTCTGGACGGGGTCAATCGCCCAACCGGGCTACAGCTACGACTACGTGACAGACGGTCATGGCAACTACATCTCCGGGACCAATACCGCAAAGAAGTTCCAGATGGATACAACCTATCAGCAGCATCAAAGAACCTGTTTGACGCGCAACGGCGTCCAGGTTGGTGCTGCGCTCTATCTGCGCGATCAGACCGGGGTATGGAGTCATACCGAAACCTGGTTCGGTGCCGCCGACGTGCAGACCGGCGATGCCAACGGATCGATCAGCGAAAGCTCGATCACCGCTCAGGTCAATCCGCTGTACGGCAACTGCATCGTGGCCAGCAATCCCGGAATCAGTTATGACGCCGAGCGCGTTCCGGTAGCGACCAGCCGTGCAGTACATGGCTACGCCTGCGGCGATGGCGGGACAGTTCAATCTGCCGCGCTGGGCACCTTCACCGACATCCGCGAATTTGCCGTCAATCCGCAAACCGGTGGGTTTGTCGCCGGCGTCACACGATATTTCTAACAAGGGGAGTAAAAGAATGGCTGTCGTCACCGAAACATCCGCCGGCATCAGCCTGACGGTCATATCCATCGGCGTGCTCGGCCCCCTGGCCGGACCTTACGCCGTGATTGCCTTTGCCTCGCTTGCGGGCGCGCTGTGGCCACTGCAGGCGAGCGAAACCGAAACCCTACGCAGTGGTGCCGGACTGCTGATCCGCTGCACCCTGACGGCGATCATCCTGACCTCAGTCATCGCGTCGCTGCTCGAGCGAGTTTTCAATTTCCCGGCACGCGAACTCCTGGCGCCGGTGGCGCTGGTGATCGGCGCCCTGGGTAATGGCTGGCGCCCGGTTTTCGGCTCGATCGGCGCGGCACTGCAGGCGTTCATTGGCAAAAAAGGAGGCGAATAATGCCGAACGACATCCTGACCCTGATCCTGATCCATGAAGCCCTTTGTGGCCTGCTGCTCTGGACGGTCTTCTGCCGTTCCGTCCAGTGCAGCCGCAAGGTGCTGCTCGACGTTCGCCTGGCGTTCTGGTTGCTCGGGCTGATTGCCTGCTTGGGCCTGGTGGCGCCGCTGGTCTGGGGCTTCATTCCGGACCTTTTCAGCATCGCCCTGGTTGCCGCCATTACCGTCGTCCAGTTCGTCACGGCGCAGCACTGGGCGCAGGGCGTACCCAAGCATTTCATGAAAGGAGGCGACCGTGCCTGTGACTGCTGATCAACTGATCAAAATCATGCCCTACGCCAAGGCCCGGGCCGCTGAATGGCTGACGCCGCTCAACCTGGCGATGGCCGATTTCGAAATAGACCGGCCGCGCCGTATGGCGGCCTTCCTTGCGCAGGTCGCCCATGAATCGGGCGAGTTGCGCTATACGCGCGAGCTGGCCGACGGCAATGCCTACGAGGGCCGTGCGGATCTCGGCAACACTGTCCAGGGCGACGGCCGCCGCTACAAGGGCAGGGGGCTTATCCAAATCACCGGCCGGGAGAACTACGCTATCTGCTCCCAGGCCATCCTGGGCGACCCTGCTGCCCTGCTCGACAATCCCGACCTGCTCGAAGAGCCGGTCCTGGCTGCCCGCTCTGCCGCCTGGTACTGGCAATCCCGCAACCTCAACGCGCTGGCCGACCAGATCAATACCTTCCAGACGATCACCCGCCGCATCAATGGCGGGCTGAGCCATTACGACCAGCGTGTCATGTACTGGGAACGCGCCAAACTGGTCCTGGGCTGCTGAGATGGAAATCATTGCCAAGTTCGCTGCAACTTACTGGCGCCTGCTGCTCGAGCTGGCGCTCGTTATCGTCATCGGCCTTCTGCTCCATGCCTGGCAGGACACCAAGGCCGAATACATCCGCTACGGCGCCGGCGTCGAAGCCCTCGGAAAGCAGGCGATCGACGACAAGGCCACCGTCGAGGCTCAGCAGAAAACCAACCTGGAGAACGTCAAACGTGATTACGAAGCCAAACTCCCGAAAGCGACTGCTGCTGCCGTTGCTGCTTACCGCACTGAATGGCTGCGCCGGCACCCCGGTAGCAGTGCCTTGCCCAGCGATGCCCAGTGTCAGCCGAGCAATGATGGATCCAGCCGAGAACCGTTATCTGATCGAGGATGCGCTGACGAAGGATTCATCCAGCGAGCCGCCCGCGACGCCCTGAGGCTGGAACAGTGGCGCGCCTGGTGCGAGCGTAACCGGTGCCCGGTGGAATAGTGGCGACCCGTCTGCCGCTCAACTGCCTGATCGTGGCCTTCTGGCTATGGCTGGCATCCCTGGGCGGCCGGCGCCGGCGTTACTTGTGGTTCCGGCGCAGCTACCCATTTCGCGGCGCGCTGCCCCATAGCGGCATCGGGGAGGGCATCGCCTGGCGTACTTTCACCGTCGTCGAATACATCCCGAACAAGTCCCAACTCGGCACGCGAAACAACCTCGTTGTGCTATTCCGCGGCCGTTACCGCGTCTGGCGGTTTCGTGTCGAATCCGTGCGCCGGTTCGATCATCGGGCCGACGCCTTGACCTTTGCAGGCCTCCACCATGACCGCAAAAATCATCATCCTCGCTGATTGGAAATCCGCCCACCCGCAAGCCTTGCGGACGATGCAGGCAGGAATCAAGTGCTGGCAGGCATGGGCGCGGTTGTGGTGGCCTTGGTTTCCTCGCTGATCGGCTGGATATACCAGGTCTGCTGGTAGTCATAGAAGCGGTTCTCAAGCGGATTGAGCAGGCGTTCGAAGCCGGTCATCGTCATATAGTCGCGAGCAACATGCACCACTGACGCATCGAGCAGAGCGGGAAAGCCCTCGATCTCGCGCCCCGCATCATCGAGCAGCACAGCCCGTCTCAGCCAGCGCCGACAAACTTCATCCTGGTAGTCGACCAGCTGCAGGTTACCGATCTTCGGATGAAACAATGCCTGCCGAAACCTGGGCAGGATCGCACCCTTAACGCGTAGTCGTGTGACTTGAAATATCATCTATATACTGTACGCGCATACAGTATATTTTTAAATATTCAAATGCGTGTATCGTGGTTGGGTAGCTGAGTTCGGTTCCCTTTGTTGATCAAACGCGATTACGCATTTTTTCCCCACGCACTTACAGAAGCCGCTAAATAGCGTGATAGTCGTTGCCCGTCCCGGGCACCACAAACCTTTTCCGCATCTTGCAATAGATGCTATTTTTTATAAAATTCAATTAGTTGCCTTCAATCTGGCTGCATTAATTGACTGTTTATGTAATGGTTTGTTAAGCTGAATTCCCCATTTTTTACGCACGGAATTCCCCACGCGATGGCATCGATCAAGCCGCACAAGGATGGTTATCGTGCCCAGGTGTATGTCCTGGGAACGCGTGATTCAAAAATATTCCGCACCAAGCGCGAAGCCGATGCATGGGCCTCAGCCCGAGAGACAGAGATCCGCGCCGATTCGGCTAAGCCGATCGGGCAGAAGAAGACTTTTCGGGATGCCCTGGAGAAGTATCGCCTCGAGGTGTCGCCGACCAAGCGTGGCAAGCGATGGGAAGATATTCGCTTGAAGGCCTTTGCGGATGATGCATTGCTACCGGTATCGCTACCGATCGGAGAGGTAACACCGGCCGTGCTGGGCGCCTGGCGCGATGCTCGGCTAAGGCAGGTATCGGCCGGTACAGTGTTGCGCGAACTGGGATTGATTTCGGCCGTCCTCGAGGAAGCGCGCCGGGAGTGGCATTGGATTGAGAGTAATCCAGCCAAGGATGTTCGCCGACCAAGAGCGCCTGATCATCGCGACGTGGTTATCACCCGTCAGCAGATCCGGATCATGCTTGGGGAAATGGGCTATTCCCCACGTCTCCCCATTCGTTCTGTATCGCAGGCTGTAGCAGTCGCTTTCATGACAGCGTTGCGGACGGGGATGCGGGCAGGGGAATTATGTGGCCTGACGGAAGCCCGGGTTTTCCCCGGGTACTGTGCAACGCCGCACAAAAGCGGCAGAACGGATACAACCCTGCGAGATATCCCGCTCACGGCCAAGGCGGAGCGCTTGATCCGTAAAATGAAAGGCTACGATAACCGCTTGGTGTTTGGCTTGAAAACAGCATCGCTGGATGCCAATTTCAGAAAGTACCGGGAACGGGCCGGGCTTTCCGGCTTCACCTTCCATGACTCCCGGCATACGGCGGCAACCTGGATCGCCGGCCGGATGAAATCGAACGGCTTGCCGGCACAGCAGGCGCTACTCGACTTGTGCAAGATCTTCGGCTGGACGAAGCTCGACCAGGCGCTCACGTATTACAACCCCAGCGCTGCTGACCTAGCCAAGAGAATGGTGTAGTTGTTGTGATAGGCACCTGAAATGATGCCTACTTCGCGTTATACGTGGCCCTCTTGCGCCGGTCTTCCGCTACTGCCGCAGCAGCAACCCGAAGCGCAAAGCCTTCGAGTTCCCGGAACGGAATCTGCACAAGCTCGCCGCTTCCCCAGCAAATCGTGTCGCCTCTGTGTATGTTGCTCTGCATCCATCGGCGTGCAGCGCCAAGCCATTCGCCGCCGTCTTTTAGCTCAAGTGCAATTTTCATTTCTTCCATTTCATCCTCCACGTATAACTGTGCCTTCAACGGCGACCGCCCTTACGGGCGTCGCGTTAAGGCGGCGTTAATTACACTGCAGCGCCTGGTCGATCTGCTCGATGGGAATACGGCCAGTCTTATCGAGCTTGAACGTTCCGGCTTTGACCATGTTGGCGATCGTCGGCCGGCTCAGGTCCAGCATGCGCGCGGCCTCGGTCTGAGTGACTGATCGCGGGCGGATCGATCCGCCTTTCGGCATGACCTTTCTGGCCTGTTCAACAGCCGCTTTCGCAGCCGCCTGAATCAAGTCGTTGAGCTCCTGCTGGGTCATGATGATGACCGGGCTGGTCGTTGCCATCATGCTGCTGCCTCCTTCAATCCAAGTACTTCAAGTTCAATATCGATCATCTCTTCGGTCGTTGCTGCCTTGCGGTGCCGAGTTGGCGTGGCGATATATACGCTGCGCGCCTTGTCGAGCAGCTGGCGACTGCTGACCAGGTCGGTGTCGTCGATCACCATGCCGACCTCTAGGCGCTTGCCGATCCGGCGAATCAGGCCCAGATCGAGCGGGACGTTGATCCGGTCGGCCATGCGTTCGAGCGTGCGCGTCCAGGTCAGCAGCGAAGGGACCACCTCGTCATACTCGCCGTCGTAGCCATACATGACCGGATCAGCGCCGGCGAACAGCACCTCGCCGGCGCTGATGTCATCGAGCAGCCGATCGATCGGCGCGAAAGCCCTGAGCATGTCGAATGCCGATGCGTATTGCGGGTGACGCGGGAAGGCCTGGTGCAGGGCGGCGGCGATCGGGATGAGGGTCATGGCCGATTCTCCCCGCCACATTTCGGGCAGGCCTCATAGACCTGGCGTTCGCTAAGGAAGCGACCGCAATGAGCGCAGTTAAAGACTTCCTTTTTCACACGGCGAGGCTTCTGCAAAACAATACCGCTGCCACCTAGCGCCTCATCTCGTTTGACGTACTGCATATCGCATGCGGGGCGGACTCGGGCATCGATGTATTCCTTCGGCCAAGGGATATCGGTTTCGCGGCTGTCATGCTGACGCTGTGCTGTCTCCAGGGTGAAAACCTCTGCCTTGCTTACGTCGGTCGTGTAACCGCCGGATGCAGACCAAAACAACATGTTGTTTCCGACATAGCTACGGCTATCCTGGAGATAGAAGAGGCCTGGTGTCATGCTGCTTCCCCCTCAAACATATCCACCGTCTTGTCACAGCGGCCGGCGGTATCCCCTGCAGGCTCCAGGTGTTCGCGGTCGAAAACTTCCTCGCCGTGGTCGAACATGACGACGATGCCGCCTTCGAAGTCGAGCTCGACGATGCGGCCGATCAAGCCGCCGCTGGCGAACTTGATGCCGTCGCCGTTGGCAGCGCCTTTTTTGACGCGCACCACCTCGCCCAGTGCGACGATCAGGCGGTGTTCTTCCTCCGCGCCGCCAGGCGCGCTGGGCTGCTCTTCCTTCAGCCAGCTCGGCTTTGCGCCTGGCGGCAGGTCCTTGAGGATCTCGGCTTCGACCAGGGCGGTGACGTCGCAGATGTTCGGGCCATACTTCGCCTTGTAGATTCCCGGGCCGACGACCAGGGTGATCTTTGCGTCCTGCCCAGCGGCGCGCCAATTCTTCGACGTCTCGCGGATCTTGATGTAATCGCCGACCTGACGACCCTCTTCGGCCGGTTTGTCCGGGGCAATCTTTTTCAGATACTCAATGCAATAGACGGCCTGAATAGACTGTGGGTCGCTATCGACCACACGCTTTCCAGCCCTGTTTGTTTTGTAAGTAACGGGAGCATCATCGAAGGCAAACACCGTTCCGTCCCCGCATTGCGCAATCACAACTCGCTTGCCATTAAGGCTTTGGTCTCGATGATTTACGATCTCACAGACATCGCCCTTCTTGAATTGTTCGGCCGGCTGCTCGGTCGCGGATTGTTTTGCGTCCGCCTCGCCAGAGGCGCTGTTATCGCCGGCTTCGGCCGGCGGGGTTTCGCTTTCCGGGGCGCTTGTCTCACTCGCATGCGCAGCCGTTTCGCTTTTCGCGCCATCCGTCCCCGCCGCCAGCGCAGCTTTTAAAGGGGTAGGGGGCACTTCGGCAGGCGTGGAATCGTCGGTTTTCGCGGCCTTTTTGCCCGATTTCTTGGCCGGTCTGGCGGCTTCGAGCGCGGCAAGTTCTTCCTGGGCGAGCTTGCGAGAGACGGCCGGGTTTAGACCAAATACATTTTCGTGAAGGTGCAACAGGCTCTTGCCGCCGTGCTCGAGGTCCCATTCGCTGGTGACCTGGGTGCCGGAAATGATCAGGATATCGACCAGGAGTTTCCAGCAATCGGCCGTGCTGAGGCTGGGCACACCCAGCCCAAAGGCGGCGGCGCGATCGGTCTGGTTCTTGCCGACGGCACCCCACTGGTCGGCAACCTGGAAGCGCAGATCCTGCTCGGCACGCTGCCACATGCGGACGGCGACCATGGCCAGGATGTGCTCAAGCTCTTCAAACGGCAGGCGGGCGTCGTCACTATCGACTATCTCGCCTACGGCTGCCCGGGTCTTCTGCAGCATGATCTCCCGCGTCCGGCGCTCGAGCTTGATCTTGCCGTCAACCTTGGCCTTCGCCTTGGCTTCCTCGGTCGCCCGTAACTTGACGCCGGCGGCCTGAAGCTTCTCGGCCAGGACCTTGTTGTCGATCACCGGGACCATAATTTTCTTGACCGGGTCTTCGATCAGTACCTGTTCGACGTCGTCAGCCAGGATCTGGGCATAGGTGCGTTTCTCGGGGTCGTCATAACAGACATTGTTTGCCTGGGTGAATCCCTTGAGCGTGCTGTAGCTCTCGATGCCATAGCCGCGGGTGATCTTCTCGGCCTCTTCGCCGACGATGACCTTGATGCCGGCATCGCGGGCTTTCTCGGCCTCGCGATCGCGGTGGGCAATCTTCTTCTCGGTGTGGCAATCGGGGTCGGTGCAGACGTCAGGACTGTCGATATCGGCGAACAGTTCCGGCGTGTTGCCGGTGCGCTTGGGGCAGGTGGCGCAGCTGCCGGCGGCGGTGAGGGTGGCGTCCTCGAGGGGGAAGGTGGCCTTGGCCAACTCGAGCATGTAGCGGTCGCGGATATGGCGCTGGGCGTGGCGAACGGACATGACATCGCCGCGGTAGTCCGGCTCGGTAATATCCTTGATCGCCCGGGCCCGCAAAGCGGCATTCGGGATGCGGGCAATCAGCAGGGCGGTCGAGGCATTGAGCATGCCAGCCTCAAACAGTCGGCGGGAATCTTCGTCCAGGTCGAGCAGCTTGAGCTGGGCGAAGATGTAGCTGCGGCTCTTGCCGATGCGCTCGGCGAGCAGGTCGGCGGAGTAGCCGTGCTCATCCATCAGCATGCGGTAGTTGGTGGCCTTTTCGAGCGGGTGCAGATCCTCGCGTTGGACGTTCTCGATCAACTGGATCTCGAGCACTTCGGCATCGCTCAGTTCGCGCAGCTTGGCCTCGATCATGGTCAGGCCTGCAGCCTTGGCGGCCCGGTAGCGGCGCTCGCCGGCGACGATCTCATAGGTGGTAGTGGGCAGCGGCTGCGGATATTTCGCCGGCCAGAGGCGGACGATGATCGGCTGCATGACGCCATGCTTCTTCACGCTCTCGGTGAGCTCGGCCATCTTGTCGGCCGGGAAGGTCTTGCGCGGGTTGGTCGGGCTGGGCGCTGCGTAGTCCACGCCAGCCATGATGTAGGACGCCTTGAGGGCGTCGGGGTCGTAGTCTTTGGTCATGCTGCACCGCCATTTTGTGGTCTTTCGAATGTAGGCAAAGCGGTATCGAAATCACCGTTAAGAACAGAAGTGCCAAAAACGGTTGTTTCGTAATAGTTTCCTGAGGAACGGCGAACCAGGCCGATTTCCGCTAGGTGATGCATACGTTCTTTAGGTACGTCATAGCCTTCACCATCCATCGCACACTCGTGGAATCGACGAAGGTCATTCAGCTCATGTTCAAGGATTGCAAACGGAAGCCGTAGATTTGGGGCGGGTTTCGGATAGTGCTCGGCCTGGATCTCCAGTAGGGCGTCGATGGTCTGCTGCAGCGTCTCCGGCGTGTGGAAGTAGATCAGGGCGGCAATGTCCTCAATCTTGGCGGTGCTGCCGACTGGAAAGATGTCACTGCAATCGGTATCGAACTCGAGCCGCTCTGGCAGTCGAAAATAGATGAGGCCGGGAACAGCATGGTTATCCGGATATTTACAGCCGCCGACGGCGAACATGCCGAAGCCCATATCGACCTGCGTATGCATCGTTTCAGGCTGGATGCCGGCCTCGCGCATGCCCTTGGCCTTGGCTTCCAGATCAGCCGACAGCGCCGGCAATTCCGAGGCGCACGCTGCTGCATAGCTGCGGATCGCCGGCTCGGCAAACTTGTCGTGCGACAGGTCCAGAACGAAATAGTCGCAGCCGTGGTGCTTGCGGCCGGGGCGGTCCTGGTTATCGACGCGCTCGACGATGTACTTGCAATAAAGTCCTTTGGTTGGGTCAGCCATGGTCGGCGATCTCCTTGAAACCGGCGGCGGTCAGGGTGTGTTTGAACGCACATTCGGTGTTGTCGATATCGATCAGGCCTTCTTTGTGCATGGCCTTGATGTTTTTTCGGATGGTGCCGTTAGCAAGCCCGGTACGGTCGGCGACCTCGATAATCGTCATGCTGCCGGCCGCGATGGCGAGCAGGGTGCAGCGGCGATTGAACTGGTCGAGGGCAACCATGTTGTGCAGGCGGCTTTTTTTGCTCAGCTTCGGCCGGCTGGGCGGTGTGTACGCGGCAAGGTGCTGCGTAGCGCCATCCATAACGCGCCGGATACTGCCCTGCGGCAGCGGGTGGGGCGGCTGGGTGCGGCTTTCTTCCAAGCGACGATGGTATCGACCTGGCTGGCCAGCGCCGTTGCTGCTTCGTCGAGTTGCTTTTTGAGGTTGGCGAGTTGGTCCTGGGCGGCTTGGGAATCGACGCTGAGCGCAACCTTGACGCTAGTCGTTGGCTTTTCCGGCGCAGCCGTCTCGCTCTCGGCTGCGCCCTTCTTGGTCTCGTACCAGGTGCGGCCGAGACCCGTGATCGTGTAAGCCGGCAACTGGGTGACAATGTCTTTACCCTGCTCGATATGCCCGGCCTTTTTCGCGTCGTTGATGCTATAGCGCAGCACGCTCTTATCGATGCCGGTGACTTCGTGCAGCTCATCCATGGTGGATTCGCCGTGCTGGATCAGCGCGGCGAGTACGGATACTCGATTGCTCATGATGGGGCCTTTCAGGTGTTGGGCCGGTCGGCCAGGGCGGCCAGTCCGGCGGAAAAAATCGCGTTCATGCAGGCGTCGACGCCGTGGTCCCGGTCGACCTGCTGCAGGGCGGTTACAACAGCGACAGCGCGCTCGAACTCTTCGCCGGTCAGGCTGATATGGATCTCGGTGCGCGGCATGGGGATGGGCAAGGTGCCATCGGGCGCAAGCACAGCCAACGCGGCATCGAGCTTGACCTGGTGCAGGCGCAACTGGGCGCTGAACATGGCCAGGTTATCGGCAAGTTGATAGGCCTCGGCACGTAGGGCGGGGATGCCGTGTTTTGCGGCGTCGAAGCCAAGCGGCCGATCCGGGTCAATGGGCAGGTGATAGGTGTTCATAAGATGACGTCCAGGAAAAGAAAGAGGCAGCCGGCAATCAGCAGGGCTTCGGGGCTCATAGTTCAACGCCCCAAATCTCGGTGGTTTCGGAGAGGCGCTTGTTGTAGAACTCGCTCAACTTCACCCAGCCGGCGGCTTCCAAAACCCGCTTCATGGCGATGTTGTTGGCCGATACCGTGTTGATGGCGAAGTCGTAATGCAGGGCGCGGAGCGTGCGGCGCTGGGCTTCCTTGAGCGCCTTGCCCTTGCCGTGGCCGCGCTGCTGCTCGACAACGAAAAAGCTGTGGCAGCAGGCGAGATTCGGCTGGCCGGGCATGCTGGCGATCTCGAAAGCGCCGGACTGGTCGACGTGGCGGCTCATGGCTTAATCACGGCAGGGCATGATTGCGCCCCAGCCGCCCTCGAAACGGAAGAACTGCGTGTCGGCTGGATTCTTGGCGTCGACATGTATCTGGATGCCGGGCAGATCAATCAGCAGCCGTAGATAGCGGGCTTGAAACAAAACACCCATAACGGGAATCGATTGGTAGGCCTCTCCGCTGCCGCCGCACTTGGCACAGGATTCATCCTGGTCATCGATCTCGCCCTTGCCATTGCATGCTTTGCAACGGTATTGGTGGTCGCCGTGATAGAAGCTTCCCTTTCCGTCGCAGTCGTCACAAGCTTTATCGATGCCGGTCCCGTCGCATTGGGAGCAATCTAT